AGCCCATTAATTCAATGAACAACTTGCCTGCGGTGTAGTCAGCATCGGTTGCCGCACCTGTTGTTAGATATAAAAACTCATCAGCAGCAGGAACAGCAGAGAAGTATACTTTACTTCCAAGCGTTGCATCTCCTGAATTAACAAGTAAGGTTTCACTTAACCCAGAAATAGCCCCATCTTCAACCCCAGTGCTTTCTGTTGCAGAGTGAATATTGATATCTGGATCACCTCCTGCGGGAGCTTCAAAACATTCCATACTACCCGTAAGAATAGTTCCATTTCTAGCGGCAGTAATTTGACCAATATGACACACCAAAGCAGTTCCGTTAACACCAATGATGTCACCCGATCCAGTTGAACGTAAACCCGTTAAGTCAATTAAAATTCTTGTTGTAATTATTCCACCATGTCTAATTACGGCACTTCTGTAGATAGTACCAGAACCCGTAGTAATACCTGTTCCCGCTTCTGTAGCTAACGTGTTTGCGTCTAAAGACGTGAAACCCGCAGTAGATATAGACATTTGTGTTGTTTCTGCACCTGTTGTTGCAGCGGTAGCTATAGAAGAATAACCACCCTCAGAACGTAATGTTCCCTTAAAGGTTGTATTTGCCATGTTGACCTCCAATCTGGCTAAGTCTGCCACAAAATGTAGCAGTTTGGATAATTAGAATATAAAACACTTTTACAAAAAAAGAAAGGGCGATTTTACTCGCCCTTTTCAGTTGGGAGGAAAGACATGAAGTCTAAGCTCCAGGTGACCCGAACACACATCTAGGATCAGAGAAACCGAAGGAATATCTCTCACGAGCCTTATAACGCATGTTGCCTGTATCGAAGTCAGCCTCCATGTTCGTTGAAAGAGGTGTTCTCTCGAAATGTAAGAACCCTCTCGGTGTATCAGTCATAATGAAAAACGCATCAGAATCTGTTAGGAAGTCATTCACAGTGTAACCCTGTGGAAGCATCCCCATTGATTTAATGGCATTCACATCATTGTCTGATGTTCCAGATCGTAGAACTGAAGACATAAGTCTGTCAGCCGTGAACTGTAGCTGTCGTGGAATGATCATTTTCGTACCACGAAGTGCCACTTTCAACCCACGCTCATCAACAAAACCTGCAATACTAATTAGGGCATCTTCAAGAGATGTCTCGTTTAAGTCAGCAGCTACTGATGGTTCGTTTGCGAAAGTACCACCGTTGATTAAAGGATGATCAGTTGCACACAACTCTTTTCCGTCTCCACCTTTTACAGTTGAGTCAAAAGCGTTGTTTAGTACAGCCGCAGCTTTAACCTGCTTTGTATGAGCCATTGATCGTGCGAGTGCTCTTGTGTATCTCGCAGAGATTCGGTCATAGAGATTATCCTCTACAGCTTCCTCTGTGATCGCAAAAGCCAAAGCAATGGTTTCATGGTTATATCGAGCAGTGAAAGACTCGTTTGCATCATCAAATGATACTCCTGAACCTTCTTGCTTGACCGGGGCAGCCCCGAAACCAGAAAGCATTACCTCTTCTTCAAATGCTCGATCTGAAGACTCGGTTGTGTAAATTTCAGAGTGTTGGTTCTCATATCGACCATACTCCATACCAAAGAGGGCGTTTAAACCTGGTTCTAACTCTTTGGCTAACTGTGCTCTAGATATCGCCATAGTTATACCCCCTTATGAGATTGCTGCATCTGCATCGCCACTAGACGAAGCATATACATGGTTATTGAGTTTAACGACATAAGAGATACCTGCTGCAGAGTGATCAGCGTTAGTCACATCATCATGAAGACCAATGATCATCAAGGGATTTGAAGGATCTGACGCTTCTGCTGTTGATATATCAATCATAGCACTAGAAAGACCAGTTGTGGTATTTCCTGCAGTTGCCGTAGCAAGTTGTGCTGTTTTGAAAATATCTGCTTTTGCAGTTGCTCTGTTTGTGTTTGTCCCATCAGAAGCGATAATAAACTTCGTCATTGGATTGTCGTAAACAAAACATTTTATGTCGTGATCAGTACTAGCAGTGCCTGAACCGCCCCACTGATTTGTGAAGGTAAGTTTACCTGTTGTTGCATCAACGTATTCACAACCTGCAAAGACTCCGAGAAGTTGCTTCCCGTCGCCATCTGCACTTGTTATGATTGCCGCAGTACCGCCTGTTAGTTCGACTTCAACAGGGGAACCTTGGAAAATCGCTGAAGCATCACTTTTGATAAAATACTGACTAGTAACACTGGGGCCTCCCCCAATGATACCAATCGGCTTTAATCCAAACTTTACGTTTGTGTTTGCCATGATTAGCTCCTATTAAGAATTAATTGTTAGAGGAATCGTTGCGACCCCCAAATGAAACTCTAGTCTGGCGATCATTTGTGATTGGCATCGAAGGATGCTGCTCTTTCATTAGATCGCTATCAACGGCAGTCATTTGTTCACGAGTTCTTCCTCGAAAATACTCATTCCTCTCCTTGACTGTTTCGAGAGGCATTCTGGCAAGCATTAATCCACCTGTTCCAATTACTCCTGCATACTTTCCATCATCAATGGTCGGTAAGTCCCTTTCTGGGTATTGATCTGCTCTAACTAGTTCCCACCCTTCGTTGATCCTCGTATGCACGTTGACCTTATCATCTTCGCCACGAGTAGACATACGAATCCATCTGTGCTTATAACCCTCTGGAGGTTCAGGTGCACTTAACCTGCTTGGTGGGGCCCAAGGCTTTCTGCGTGAAGTTGTTTCACGGGTCGTTTCTTTTCTCGGTGTTCTATCTGTCATGTCTTAGTCCTTCACATATTTCGCGTATTCTTCAAGAGGTACGCCCAATTTTCTAGCTATCGCTATCTGAGAAGGCGATAGTTTTACCGATCTCCGCTTCTGCTGTGGGTTACGAGACGCTGTGGAATTAGCAGAAGCAACTTGAACTCCACTGCTCGTTTTCTGTTTTTCAAACTTATGAGGAAACTCTGTTCTCATTCGTCTATCGATCTCAGTATAGTATTCATCGCTCTCTGGGTCAAACCCTTCTTCTTGTATTAATTTATTATGTACAACAAAAGCAGCTTGTGTCATGACCTCATCGTCCCCAAACCATTCGTTTTTTTCTGCCCAGGTTTTAGCTTTTGGCGACACTTTCTGTGGAGGAGGTGGCTGTTGTGCAACGGGTTGTTCGACCTCTGGTTGACTTTTAGCCATATCAGATTGATTCTTCGCTAGTCTATATCTCTCTTGCTCAATCGATATCTTTGACAAAGCTTTCTGAGCTTCAAACATTTTCTCGCTGTCACCCGCTTGGTGAGCTTCAGCATACGCTCTTTTTGCTTGATCCTCTTGAGATTCTAATCTCGTCCCATACTCTGATAGATAACCTTGATCAAGACTGTCCATTCTTTGCTTGAGTTGTTTATTTTCTTCAAGAAGTTTTTGTGAGACACGGACTGCCTCTTCTCTATCCCGCTCTTCTTTGCGGTATTTTTCTGTGAGCTTTTTGATTCTTGATTGAACATTTTTACTATAGTTCTCTAGTTCATCTTCTTTTTTATCGGGCTGAATCTCAGATTTTCCATCGGATTGAATCTCTACTTCTACTTCTTGCTCACTTTGTTCTTTAATAGAAGGGTCGGCAACTTCAACTTCTACAGCTTCTTCCTTCTGATCTATGACTTGTTCCTGTTCCATGTTATCTCCTACACACTATAGATATCGTCTGGATGTTGTATAGTGGCGATTACCTCATCGTCATTGATAATTCGTATCTCTCCACCATCTATTTTAAAACGTGCTCCTGCATATCGACCTATGCAGACCCAATCTCCTTCTTTACACCAAGGTTCGGATTCTCCAAATTTATCCTTGTCCTTATAGGCTAAAGGTCCAACTCGTATTACATACGAAACAACGGTGGCAAGAGCTTCCCTTTCGACAACGTCTTCGGGCATAAATACACCGCCCTCTGTTTTGCCTCTGCCTTTATAGGGCATAACAAGGATTCTCCAACCCGTAGGCTGTGGTAATCTATCTGTTAAGGGAATATCGGGTTCTTTTTCGGGGACTTTATAAAAGTCAGGAAGTAATAATTTGCTCGACATCTTCTACATTGTTCTCCAGCAGGGACTTAATTTCTTCTCTAGCAATCGAGAGTCCCCGTGCCTCTCCTACTAGATGTTGATACTGATTCCAATCTTTTATGTTTCCTAACACTAGATCTTGTGCAATATCTTTTTCTCTCTCCTCAAATTTATTATATAAATATTTTGCGAAGTCAACAACATCCATACATATACCCCTTAATTTTTTTCAAAATGAGGTCCGTCAATGAACGGACGACGACCCTGAGAGCGACGTAGGTCTATATATTCGTTCATAGCTTGCTCTGCTGTGCCCTCAAAATCTCGGAAATCGTCTATATGCCATGCAGCTCCCCAACGAATTTTTAAGCCTGTTCGAACAGCAGCCTCTTTCATAGCATCCGCTATTTCATCATAAACTTGAATTTCCCAACATGGATCTCCGTCTTGGTACGCCATTAAATCGACAGCATGAGACACACCATCGTCTTGTAAAAGGTGTTTGGAGTTCATTGTCTGGGAGCGGCCGGATTTAAAAAGTTTCTCCTGTTCTTCTATATTACGAACCCCATAAATCACTCCGAAATCGATTTTCGTCAGTTCAATAGCCTTTTTTACTGTTTCCACCAGTTGGTTGTCTACGCCCACCAGTTTCTGAAAGCTCCTCTGAGATAATTTGAACGGCATCTTCTTTCTCCTTTTCCTTGTGGACAAAATCAATCCACTCTTTGTTCATGTCATAGAAGTATTGGCAATATTTACACCGCATACTTCCTTCGACGTTTTCCATATCGTGCCCACATACATCGCACTTTATGGATGTTATTGCTTCTTCCTCATGTTAAATAACTTAGAGGCAGACCGTGTGGCGAAGCTCGCACTTACGATAGCTCCTAACGCGATCTGATACCACTGAGGCATACCCGCAAGAGCCTCAAACCCCTCCGCTACTATACCTCTGCCCCACGAGCCGCAGAATGAGAGCACAAGCGGAATACTGAAAAGTAATGTCAACCATTCGTCTTTCCAAGAGGACTGTGATGCTCGCATTGCAGCAAGATCCCAATCAATCTCTCCAGTAGCCTCTTTCATACGAATTGTGGCTTCTGCCTTTTGTATAGCTGTCTTACCTTCTAAATAAGAAGACGCAAGACTACCAACCGATCCTATTAGTGCTTGTATCATTTCTTTCTGGGTCTTCCTCGTTTAGCCGGCTTCTTCTCGTCACAATCGTCGCAACTCTTGTT